GTGATGAGTGTGCCGTCGGCCATCTTGGAGCTGGCGAAGCTCGAAGTCCTGTCGGCGACTGCTGATCTTGCTCAGCGCACGGGCGAGATCCTCTCGACCAAGTGGGCGCTCATGACCCTGTTCAAGTTCTCGGAGGAAGAAGCCGAGAAGCTCATGCGCGAGAAGGGCGACGAGGCGCTCAGGAAGGCGAAGGTCGAGGCCGAGACGCAGAAGATGATCGCGCTGGCGCAGCAGGCCGCGACGCCGCCGCCAGAGGGTGGGCCGCAGATCGAGCCAGGCCAAGAGGCAGAGCCCTCGGCGCCGGCCCCCGAATCGATCCGGCAGCCAAGGCGCTCCGAGGTCTTGATGCTGGAGCAGAGGATGGCGGCCCTGATCCGTCGCCAGGGCGATGACAATCGCAAGGCGCTAGAGCGCAAGATGGACTCGCGTTGGAAGGCCGAGGACAAGGTCGCCGAGGCCATCAAGCAGCATCCCGACCTGGCTCGCCGCATGCGCCGGGTTGAAAGTCTGCTCGGCGAGGTCCGGGCGGCCATGCGACCAGCCGAGTGATTTCGGCCGTTTTCTTGACACCCGAGATCGGCAGCGTCTAGCTTTGTGGGCAGCTAGATGTCTTTGTCGTGTTTGAGTTAAGTCATGAACGCCGCCGCATCGGAAAAGCTGCTCGTAGATAGCGACTTCCTGGCCAAGCTGGTAGCCGGGTCGATGGAGTCGGCTGTCAACGCGGTGGACGAAGCTGTGTTGGCCAACGCGGCCCTATTCGGCGGGGAGTCGTGCGATGTGAGCACGATTGCGACCTACCCTGACCGGTTCATCGTGGCCAACGAGCGCGGCGAGTTCTATCGCGGACGCTGGGCGACGGGCGAGCAGGGGGTGGCGATATCGGAGGTCGAGGAGATCGACGTGCCGGTGTTCGAGGCCTCGGCCATGGGCGCCCAGGTCCGGCAGGAGGCCAAGGACGCGGCCAAGGCCCTGTTGATGGGCGATACCGACACGGCCGACCAGAAGATCCGTGCACTCTACCGCCTGGTCAAGGCTGGGGTGCGGCTCACGGCCGAGGGCGTCGAGGATCTGTACCATAAGCAGGACTATGCCTCCGCAGATTGGTTCAAGGCCATGCGCGAAGAAGGGCCGAAGATCCGGGCGTTTCTTGGTGCAGAGGCAGTCCGTCTGCCGGCATTCAAGCAGCGGTTTTCGGCCGTGATCGACGAATCGGTCACCGAGAGCCAGGCAGACGCCAAGCGAGGCGAGCTGACCAAGGGCCTCACGGATCTGTGCAGGGGCTTCGTCGAGATGCGCGATCGGCTGGCTCTCGCCAAGCAGATCGACGAGTCGCACAAGCTGCGGGACGGCGCCGAATCGACGATGGCCGTGGCCGATTTTGTCGAGTTTGTAGACGGGCTCAGTGAGGCGCTCGACAGTCTCATCGGGATCCTCGGCGACGCCCAGGCGGTAGTCGAGGATGGGTCGGTCAAGTGTTTGGCCAGGGTCCACGACGGCGTCGCGGATCAGGCTCACGAGTGGGCGCTGGCATCGGCGTTCTGCGAGAAGCTCGCGCGGAGATTTTCGGCGTCGTAACGGAGGATTGAATGCTCAACAGGAACACCAAGGTTCGGCCGCTCGCAGAGGAGTTGAAAGAGATCGGCCTCGATCCAGACAAGACGATCGGGCAGATCCAGCGTTCGACCAAGCTCGTTGAGGCCCGTCTGCGCGGTGCCAACGGGGGCGGCGCTCCGGGCTACTTGCGTCCGGTGCCCAAGGCCAAGGAGCAGGTCACTGAGCAGAAGCCCAAGGACGACAAGGAGGCTCCGATCACCGAGGGCAGCGAAGATGGCGTGGAGCTGTCGGAGGCGCTCAAGGTCATCAAGACCCGGCGCCTGACCTCGACGGAGAAGGCCAAGGGTCGCCGGCTGCGCCGCAAGACGCGCGGCAAGCGCCGGATGGCCGGCAAGATGTACCGCAAGCGCGCCAAGCGCCGCATCAAGCGCGTCACGAAGATGAAGCGCAAGCGCTACGGCACGGCCGGGCTCGCGAAGCTCCACAAGGGTCGCCGCAGGATCGTGATGCAGGGCGAGAGCCCGCTGTCGAACCTGCGCGAAGACCTGAACCGCATCAGCGAATCGGCGACCGCCGAGTCATCGAGCGCGTTCGAGGACGCGGCGTACAACTCGGGCCTGCTCGCCATGTACCTCGGCGAGATGTTCGAGGCATTCGGCGACGCCCAGTCGGCCGAGACGATGTACGACGCCTCCGACGCCGCCGCCGATCTCGCCGAACAGCTTCTCGGCAAGGACGAAAGCGATCTGACCGAGGAGCAACAGGAGATGCTCGGCCGCGTGCTCGACACGATGGTCAAGGCGCTGCGCATGTACGAGGCGATGGGTTCGCCGTCGCTCACCGAAGTCCTGGAGTTCGTCGAGCAGAACGGCGACGACGAGGATGAGGAAGACGACGAAGAAGGCGACGACTACGACGAAGATGAGGACGACGAGGACGACGAGGAGTGAGCGCGGGGCGGACACTGATCCGCCTCTCTGACCTGTTCGATGGTCAGTCATCGGATCGTTTGAGCCGGCTCGACGAGGGCAAGAAACGGAGGTCAGCGTACAGGAGTGCAAGGCGAGAGCTGATCGGACTCGATCTTCCATCGACGGGGATCAGCAAGAGACCGAGAGCATCGCCGAAGGACAAGCCGGGCAGACTGATCGCCCGGACACCGTTTGCCTCCAAACAACGCTGGCGAGAATGGTAAAAACATGACTGCCGAACTGCTGATCGATTCGATGCCGCTGACCACGCTCCAGCTCCAAGAGGATGCTGGCAAGCCGGGCAAGATCATCATGCGAGGGCAGTTTGCTCGATCGGACAAGCCCACCGAGAACAAGCGCCTGTACCGCGAGCGGCTGTGGCGCCGAGAGTTCGGGCGCCTATCCGAGGCGCTTACAAATCGTCGTATGTATGGCGAATGTGACCATCCCGCCGACGGGCGCACCAAGCTCGCGCGTGTGAGTCACATCATCACGAGACTCGAAGTGCGCGGCAACGAGGTCATCGGCGAGGCCGAAGTGCTCGACACGCCGAACGGCCGCATCATGAAGGTTTTGGCAGAAGCGGGGGCGCAGGTCGGTGTATCGAGTCGCGGCTTCGGTTCGACCAAAGCGCTGCCGGACGGGACGCTGGAGGTCCAGGAAGACTTCCGGCTCGACACATTCGATTTCGTGGCCGATCCGGCGACCAAGACGGCCTATCCCAAGGTGTTCGCCGAAGAACGGGAACGCATGTTCGAGGGAGACGACATGACCCTGGAAGACCTCAAGCGCAACTATCCGGGCCTCGTCGAGGAGCTGTCAAAGCAACTCGTCGAGCAGCATTCCGGTGTGAGCATCTCTCGCGTCATCCAGGAGACCGAGGAGCGGACGACCGAGCGGCTGACGAGCGACTTCGGCGTGAAGCTTCGTCGCGCGACCGAGGTGCTCGAAGACGAGATCGCGGCGAGCGTTCGCAGCGATCTGATGAGCGATCCGACGGTGGCCGGCGCCAAGCAGGTCGTCGAGCAGATCGTGGGCCTGGTGAAGTCCTACGGTCTCGACCCGCAGGCGCGCGAAGACCTCGACCAACGTGACGAGGAGATTGCTGCGCTGAAGGGCAAGCTCGCCGATCGCGAGTTGGAGGTCCAGAAGTTCAGTGCCGAGACCACGGAGCTGCGCAAGCTTGCCAAGGAAGCCGCCTACCAGCTCCATCTTGAGCGTCTCGTGGGTGGCGACCCGGCGCGCGAGGCCATCGAGGCCATCGTCGGCGACGTGACCGCTTTCGCCTCGAAGGAAGAGATCGATACCAAGGTCAAGGCCGTGAAGGCCGAGTTGGACAAGCGCGGCGTCGCTCCGAAGAAGCATGACGAGTCTGCCGAAGAACTCGCCCGCAAGGACGAGGAGATTGCCGCGCTCAAGGAGCGGGTCACGGCGCTCGAAGCGAGCAAGACCAAGGCCGCCGACCGAGCTGCCAAGGCAGAGGCGACGGCTCGCAAGGCGCTTGAGGTTTCCGAGGGCCTGGAGATCCAGCTTCACGTCGAGAAGAAGATCGCCGATGTCGGGCAGAACCACCGCTCGGCTCTGCGGGAACTGTGCGAGGACGCCGACACCACCGAGGCGGTGGACCGCATCGTGGCGCGTTTCAAGCCGCAGCGCAGGCTCGACGAAGACGAGGCGAGCAAGATCCGCGCTCGCGTCGCCAATGGCAAGGAGCGTGACCTCACTGAGGACACGCACGGATCAAGAGCAACGGGATCGAACGGGCGCGGGCACGGCCCCCTCGCCGAGATCGGTCTTCGCGACGACGACTTCAGGCGGCTATCCGGCACCGGAAAGACCCGGGCCTGAGAGTACGAAAAGTTGAAAGACTGACACAGGTACTGTAGGCCCATAGGTAATCAAGGCCGGTGCTCATCGGAGGACAGTAGATGGAAGCGCGAAACATGATGGAGACCAAGTCCGTGCGAGATGACTCGTATGGCGCATTGCTCGAAGACAAGTGGGGCAACTTCCTCGACAACGTGGGCGATCCCTACGTTCGGCGGACGATGGCCTTGCTGTTCGAGAACCAGTTCGAGGACATGCGCGGCCAGCTCCAAGAGGATACGCTGGCCAATAACGCGGGGTCGTACACCAAGTACATCTTCCCCGTGCTGCGGCGCGTCTTCCCGAACCTGATCGCCAACGAGATCGTCTCGGTGCAGCCGATGACGGCCCCGGTCGGCGCAGTGTTCTTTTTCGAGTACAAGCACGGCAAGAGCAAGGGCGGAACGACCGCCGGCTCGAACCTGATCCAGTCCTTCGACAAGGACTTCTCTTCAGAGAAGGTGAGCGGTGAGCAGCTCGCGGTGCCCGACGGCGCCAAGTTCGGCGGCGCAGGCGCGGCGCTCTCTGTGATCCTCCAGTACAGCCCGGTTCGACCGCTCGATGCAAACAACAGCATCTCGCTCGTGATCGAAGACATCGACGCCGACGGGACGGTGGTGCAGACGGCGACCGACGACGGCACTGGCGGGTTCACTGGCGATTCGGCATCGGGTTCGGTCAACTACGCGACCGGCCAAGTGACGAACTTCTTGTTCACGGTGGCTCCAACAGCCGGTGCGGGTCGCACCATCAAGGCCACCTACTCCTACGACTCGGAAGCGAACAAGCAGGTCCCCGACGTCTTCCTGGACATCGACTTCCAGGAGATTCGGGCCACAACGCGCAAGCTGAAGGCTCGTTGGTCGGCCGAGGCATCCGATGACCTTCGCGCGTTCCACGGCGTCGATGCCGAGACCGAGCTGGTCGCCGGCATCAGCCAGGAGATCGCGCTCGAACTCGATCGCGACATCCTGAACCAACTGTTTGCGGCGTCAGCGGGCATCACGTCTACCTTCGACTTCACGGTGCCCGCAGGTCTGAGCGAGGTGGATCACATCCGTGCGTGCCTGACGCGCATGAGCGCGGTGAGTTTCCAGATCCACAAGCGCACGCTGCGCGCGCCCGCGAACTGGTACGTCACCTCGCCCGATGTCAGCGCCAAACTGGTCCAGCTCCAGAGCCACGGCGACTACCGTGCGAACTGGGTGTCGGGTGCCGACGCCTCCCAGCCCTTCGACGGCATCCAGACGCCGCCGAGCTACGGCCCGATCAGCAGCCACCAGGGCATCCTCAAGATGGGCCTGCTCTCCAATAAGTGGTGGGGTTATCAGGACCCGTTCTTCGCCTTCAACCAGATCATGCTCGGCCTGCGCGGCCAGAGCTACCTCGACGCCGGCTTCGTCTTCGCGCCATACGTGCCGCTCCAGATGACGCCGACGTTCCTCGACCCCGAGGACCAGACGTATCGGAAGGGAATGCGCACGAGGTACACTACGAAAAGATTGCGGGACGAGTGGTACGGCCGCGTGACGATCACCGGCGGTCTGTAAGACGTCGAAACGGTTCGGAAAAACCGCAGAAGGGCTCCAAGGAAAACCTTGGGGCCCTTTTGCTTCTTGGCAGAGAGTGCATAACACATACCACTACGGACCGTGGCGTGGTATGTTGTTGGTGGTGAGTGCCAAGGGCGAAGCCAAGGCTGTGACCTGTCCACAAGGCCACGTTTACGACGTGGTCGGGTTCAACATGATCAAGGACCCGCGCGGCGGACAGTACCGTCGGTGCAAGCGGTGCCACGCGGACCGCGCGAACGCTGCGCGCGCGAAGCTGGCCAGCACACGAGAGCCAGGTTGTGCTGTGGCACGACCACGGGCTGTTCGAGCACCTCAAATCAAGTCGCCGATGCCAGCGGCGCCCGTAGTGGATCTACGCAGATTTGCCGCGCTGGCAGCCGAGGTGCAGGGCCGATTGAAGATCGTGTGTTGGGACCTGAGTGACCAGGCGACGGTGGGTCGTCTGTACGACGGGATCGAGCCAGACGACACGGTCCACGTCTTCTCGGACGAATGGGCGAGCCGTTGCGAGCAGGTGACATGCTTCGTGCGTGCGCGCGCCGGCATCTTCGAGCGCCGCATGGGTGCGCGCATGTGTGAAGTACGCGATGTGCCGAGGCACGAAGCGACGCCGTTTCTGGAGACCCACCACATCCAGGGACCGAACAATCTCGGAGTCGCGTGCTTCGGCCTGTACATGGGCGGCGAGCTGCTCGGCGTGCTGTCTTTGGGTCGGCACAGCCGACAGATCTCCGGTAACAAGATCGTGCTCGATCGCCTGTGCTTCAAGGCCGGCGTGCAGGTCGTAGGTGGCGCGTCGAGGCTCGTCAGCGCAGCAATCAAGTGGTCCACTGAGCAGAACTACGATGAACTCGTGACGTTTAGCGACAATCGGCTCACCGACCGTGCACTGTACGAACAGGTCGGGTTCTCGCTGGAGCAGAATCAGAAGCCGGACTACTGCTACGTCCAGTTTGGCAAGCGGCTGAGCAAGCAGAGTCAGAAGAAAGGCACCGTCGATTGCCCAGACAGCATGACGGAGTTCGAGTGGGCAGCCGCCAGGGGTCTCAAGAGGATTTTCGATGCCGGGAAAAAGCGCTGGGTCATAAACCTCAAGCCGAACGAACATCGCTCGCGCAACGAGCTTTCGGCGGAGCGCTGCGCGAAGCAGCACGGGGCTGGCGTGTTCACGCACGCACACATCCGCGGGCATTTTGAGTCAGCCAAAAACGGTCGGCACGTCTACTTTGGGTCGTCGTACGAACTGCGCTGCCTGTTCTTGCTAGAGAGCGATTCTGCGGTGACCAGTTTTCGTCGGTGCGATGCGTTCAAGGGCCAGGATGGCTGGCGCAATCCAGACCTATGGGTCGAGTTCGCGCACGGAGCTGCTGAGGTCTGGGAGATCAAGCCGTCTGTCATGCTCACGAGTTTGGCTGTGCAGAACCAGGTCCGCGAGTCGGAGCTGTTCGCAAAGGCGAACAGCGCGGGGTTTCGCGTCTGGACCGAACAAGACAGCGGCCTACGAAACGACCACGAGATCGTGTCCTGGGCGATCAACTATCTCGACTCTAAAAACAGCAACAGCAGCCTTGCCGAGAGGAAAAAGGAGGGCCGCAAGCGGATTCGCTGTCGCCACTACGAGCGGCGCATCGCGAGCGAGCGCGTCGAGGTCTGGTGCGACTACTGCAAGAAAACCCACACCCCGCTGCGGTTGACGCACGACAAGAACCTGAAGCGCAACGGCATCTACGTCTGCGAACGCTACGGCGGCCACTTGGCCGGGAAGCGTCCAAAGGACCATCTGAGGAAGGAGAACCCGTACGCGGTAGACGGCAAAAAGCAGTGCACCGCCTGTATCGAGGTGAAGCCGGTAGAGCTGTTCGGTGTGCGACGGGCCTCCCGGGACGGGTTGGCCTTCCGGTGCAAGGAGTGCGCGCGGTCCGTCGCAAAGAACGAGGTTCTGGAAACGGAGCGTGGTAGCCTCTGAGGCGGAGGATCGGATGCTGATCGAACGAAAGACCTACGGCGCCGGCTACGGCATCGCGGCCATGGAGCGCGACTTGTTCAACGAGCACATGCTGCTCGGCGAGGGCTCGGTCAGTAAGCCGCGCGTCGGCGACACCGTCTGGTACGGCGGCGACAAGGCGGAGATCACGGGCGTGAAGCCCGATCCGCAGTACGGCGGCTGGAAGGTCGAGCTGGACGTCGATGGCGAGAGCGTGACGGTCAATCCGGCCCTGAGCCTGGAGTTCGGGTCCAAGACCGATCAACAGACCAAGCGCAAGAGGATGACGCTCTTGCAGGCGCTACGAGGCGCCGTGCGCGGTGGTGTTCCGGACGCCACCTTCTCGGTCAACCCAGTGGGCGAGGCGAAGCCCTCGACGGCCGATCAGCACCAGCTCAGGATCCTCAAGGACACGGTGAAG